GTGAGGAGTAATTATTGGGCTCGATTCGGATTCTGGGTTGGTTTGAGAAACCATTGGCTCCAGATCCGTTCTGCCTAGTAGTGTTGCTAACTTGTTTCTTATTAGGTTTAGGACGAGAAGTAGATACATTCCTTCGGTTTGTAATCTTAATTCCGGCGGTCTTCTTCTTCATATTTGTTTTGTTTGTCATTTCTTTGTTGACTTTGCGAGGCCACTAGCATTCAGCAACCAACAACTGATCAATTAGATGGTCTATGTCACCAATATCATATTTCGTTAGATCCCCATAAATTTCAGCTATCATATCGTCATAGTCTGGTTGTTTAACTTTGGGGAGTTCTATGTTTTTGATGTAGTCCTCTACTGTTGTGCCAATGACTTGTTGAAAGGACCAGGCTGGTGGAATCATTTTGCCTGTTAGGTGCATCTTAACAAAGTCATAGTAGTAGGGAGCATAATAAATACCGGGATATTGAGATGCCAACAATCCAGCCAGAATTTTGGTGTCATTCTTAGTTGGAGGTCCTGTTTTCCATCCCATTTTATTTAATTGGCGACCAGGTTTAGGCCCAGCGATAAAGCCCTTAATTGTTGGGTAAAACCACATTGAACAAAAACTGGCACGAGCCGGTCCATAATGCAATTTTGGTTTTACTACCATACCAAATCTAGCCATGTAATTGGTGTAAGCTTCAATGTCTATTGTCTTTTGAAGTGCTATCAAGGTGTCATCTCCAAGTACTATTATCCTAAAAGGTATCATAAGAGTCTTGAGATAATTTACATTGAGGGCAATGTTTAATAAAGAATTACCAATACTAGTATTAGGATCACCACTCTTACGAGTGCCTACTGGTTGATATTCAATGCCACTCCTCGTTTTGCATAGGGCATTTTTCTGCTTATTAAACATATCAATGAGGTAACTTGGGCAACCTAAATAATTATAGAATCCATACTCTATATTCAATAACTGATTGTTGACATGCATATCAAATCTGGAAAAATCTGCTTCAAGAAATATATTGAAGTCTTGAACAGATATATCCATCCATCTACCAAGATCGCGCTGTGTTAAACCAGATGCATAACATACTGGCTTGTCAACACTAAAAATCTTCGCAATAGTCTTAGACAAAGGAATTGTCCAAGTTGATAGATTAATATGGTATTGGGTGGAGGGTTGAGATATGATGCGTGGATCAGTGGATGAGGATTCATTTTTGACAAAGGTGGTATATGTTAATGATTTCTTACACCATGGATCACGGTCATAGAGGATTTTATAGTTTTCCCTTTTTGAAACAGGAAAAGTCTGTTCAAATACTTCCTCTACTTCAATGACATCTACCTTATTAGACCAAGAGACAAGTTTCCTCAAGGTGTCCGATAGGTCATTGTAATCCCTGGCTGTCGCAGTTGGTATTATTCTAGGGGTCAATACACGTGTGCAGACTGCTTGGAGTTCATTACCAGTGTCACTCAAGTACACAATTAATCTGTATGTCCTAGGGTCATTGGGTACTATAGAGCGCACTAGTTGTAGCTTTATAACATGGCTACCTGATGGAACTTTAATCCAACCACCAGGTAGCGCAACCCGTCAATCATAGTGAAGTCGGAATCTTGCCATGACTGAACTAACACTGTATATGGCAGTGTGTTTCTCAGGGAAAGAGTAGTTGCGGAAAAATGTTACGAAAGCAGCCAGATCTTGTCTACTAGTTACATTCATGCGGGCGGCGAATTTAACTAGTGCTGCTGGTGCACTGGCTATCTGAACAGCATCTGCGAACTCTGAAGGCCTTAATTCTATATAGTTGTTGTTGGCTAACAACACAGGTACAGATCCAGATGGAGTCAACTTTACCAAAGAGCCGGTAGGCTGCATTGGGATTTTTGTATCTGGATTGTTTTGAAGGGCAAAATACATCGTTGTCATAAGCAGTGGTATTTGAGTGTCCCACTGTCTGGTGTCTGTAACGGCAACGACTTTCCCCACTTGGGTTTTAATTGTCATGTGATCTGCTGATAGTAACTG